ACTATCCGCTACAAGTGTGTAGCCGTTTGTTCCAACTGCTAGACGTGCAAAAGTATCTGCGCCAGTGCCTACGACTAGATCACCTTTAGCATCTATCGCAGTAGCCATCGAGTTAGTAATAGTTACTGTACCGCTAGTGCCACCGCCGCTAATACCTGTACCAGCTGTAACACCTTCAATGTCGCCAGTAGCGCCACTTGCTGCCCACGCGCTGCCTGTGTAATACCAGAGACTGTTATTATCTTTTGTGTATGCGAACTGTCCCTCTTGCGGTGACGTTATAGCGGCATCTCTTGCAGCTTCACTAGCAAAAACTAGGACACCTTGCATTAAATAACCATTGACGTCCGCACTGGTCAACACCTCACCAGTATTAAAAGTCTTAAATCCTAAACCTGCAGCCATTTATATCTCCTTAGTAAGCGAGCGAGTCCTCATCCAGTAGGCCATCTACTAGAGAGTCTAGCACGAACCCACTCGCGAACGGTTGCGCGGTGGTAAAAGTAGTGTTAAACGAATTAGGTGTAATGTCATAAGCTACGCCAGTTATTACGGTATCGCTCTCTACGTTACCACCTTGCAGTACCTGTATAACAGTAATCGGATCATAGACGTCTAGCTCTAAGGCTGCAGTAACGCGGCTTGGACTTGCTCCATCATATGCATCTAAAGTTATAGCCTCTAGTCGTAGGTCTGCTCCTACCTCCTGGCGACTTGCTACGATCATAAGTGCCTGATTTAAGGCATCTGTATCAGTCTGCGCTATAGAGCTACGGTTACGAGTATGCTTAAAAAATGTGTCGATACTGTCGGTGTTATTTACGGTCTGAGGCGTACCGCCAGTGCGTGTAACAGTGCAGCTATTAATAAGTCCAAAATCTGATAAGTCAAAAGCTACCTTTTGATATGTAATAGTGCCTGGTAGACCAGAGTCGCTAAAGACAGTTGACGTACCGCCAGAGGCTGTAATTATGTCCTGCCTAGACTTAAAGGTGGCGTAGCCTTGCTGGTTTATATAAAAGGCTCCTAGATCTGTAGCCTCGACCGTCTGACAGGCTGCCAGAGCTGTCCTAGTCGTACCTGTATCAGCCTGTACCGTAGTGGTACTGGTCGTAGATATAGCACGCATACCACCAGGCCACTCAGCGGCGTCTAAGATGCTAGTAATGCGCTGCGCTGTAGTCTGTCCAGCCGTACCGCCTGTAACAGTACCTACCGATGCAAGGTTTAATAGTTGAAAACCATCGACGCAGTTTAGATCGACAAAGGCAGGGTCAAAGCCTGTAGGGGAGGTGTATTTCCAAGACTGTACATACATAGATCCTAAAGCGTATTCCTGGCCTGCGAACGTACCTAGAAAACGTATTTTACGCATCGGTAAAATTTTTCCGTATAGTGGACTTAACGTATTGGCAGGATTAAATAAACCTGTCTCGTCAATTAGACGCACTGCAGCATTACCAGCGGTAAAGCTGTCAGAGGTACGGTTATAGGCTCGTCTTATACTAGCTCGTAGCACGTATTGGCTTACGTCTACGATTTCAGATGCGCTAGTACCTAATACAGACTGGTCTAGCGGTGTCGATGGATCATCTAATACGAGGCTAGGGTCAAAGTTAGCGCCGTTGCTAAAGTCGATAGTGCAGGTAAATACCGCGCCTGTACTCATTAGATACCCTCTAGGATTAAGTTATTACCTGTCCGCTGTGTCGCATATACAGCATCGGTTACAGCTGCTACTAAATCATTTTGAGCTACTACTGATCCCTGGACATTTACATTAACTACTACAGGCTCAGAGCCTCTCGTATAGTAACTCTGCATAGAGGTATATCTATCGGCTGCTAATTGATTAGTCATAGCATTTTGATCCATAACCTCATTAGCCATACCCTGATAACGTGCGCCAGATAGATAATTAGTTAACTGATTTTGTGCCTGAATTTGTCGCGCCTGTAATTCATAACGTGCAGTAGCTAAAGCGTTAGGATCTAAACCAGACGGTAAACTTGCTAGGAAATTACTTGTTAAGGTATTTTGATTAGCTATGATTCCAGTAATAGCTTCGCTGATAGCCGTAGAGGTAGTCCCAGGTTTAGGGTAAAAACTACCAATACTAGTTCCTCGACCAGTACCAGCTTCGTCATTTCCTACATCAATATAGCCGCCTGGAGTAAAATTACCGCCTCCTGGAGTTGCGGTAGCTGTCTTACCTGGAGCTGGTACGTCAGGAACGCTAATAGTCGCACCTATGTTAATGCTGTACTTACCCTCGATAAGTGCCTTTAGCTTGGCGATAACATCGTCTAGGTTATCTGTAAATTTAATATCAGGTTTAAGAGCTGCTAAGGCATCTATAGCCGTTTTATCTGCTGCGTATCCTGCCGCCTTTAATAACTGTAAGACCTTCTCTAAATTAGTCGCATCGTCATAGCGTCCCTGAGTAGCAGCCTGTAGAGTCTTAATAGCTTCCTCGTCTGTCTGATAATCTGAAATTTTTAGCGCTGATAGTTGCAGTACGCGATCTCTGTCTGTCTGTGATAGTTGACGACGTAACGCTGCCTGTAAGTTAATCGCATCTGTGTCGAACTTAAAGGAGATAGCATTACGTAGTCTTTCTAATTCTGCGCTACGCTTCTTTTCTGCCTGGGCTAATTTTTCTTTTCTTAATGAGTCTTGCTGCAATTTCTTTAGACGAGCGGCAGCAGCCTTTTCAGCCGCTGCACGATCTCGCTCTAATTTATTATAAAAATCAGTGGAGCCAGTTACGGACATACCAGTCTCGAAAGGTTTAGGCTTTATCTTTTGCGCTTCCATATATGCATCTAAGAGCTTTAGATATGTGCCTACTACTGGGATATTACCTACGTCAAAAAAGCCTGGTAAGTTTTCGCCTACTACTGGTAATTCTCTTATCTTGCCAATTAATAAATCTACGGCGTCTATAATGTTAGCAATTTGACGTCCCAGATTTTCCATTTCTGTAGCTAAACCGCCGATACCCTGACTACCGCTAGCAGTCTCTAAAGCATTTACTAGAGACTTTCCTACTGTCTCCTGCAGATTAGCAAAAGCTACGCCTAGCTGCGCGACTTTTCCTTCATAAGTATCTAGTCTTACTTGATTTTGTCCGCTAAATTGTCTATTTAATAATCCCTGAATCTGCTCAAAATTCTTAGTTTTTAGCTGAGCGTCAGATAAACCTAAACTATACTTTTTTAGGCCTCTAGTGTTGCCTGTATATGCGCGGCTAAGATCCTGAGCTACGGTAACTAAATCGACTGAGCTGCCTGCGCTCACGTCTAACGCTAGTGTTAATAGATCCTGAGATTTAGTTACTGAGCCAGTGGTAGTTATTAATGTCTGAAATGCTGGCCTTAACTTATCATCTAGTACGCCTGAGGTTTTCTCTAAGTCCCCTAAAAATGTCTTGACGCGCATATCGTCAAAAGCAAGGCCTAAATTACCTAACGTGCGTGTTAAGGTTTTTGCAGCTTTGTCATCCTGCGTAAAGGCCTTTACTGACTCTTTACCGAACTTTATAATCGCGCCTACTGAAAATACTGCAGCTAATTTAGAGCTTAATGCGCCTAAGACTTTATCGGATGCTTTAGACTGTTTTTGGAGATCCTTAAAGCCTTTATCTTTTAAGCGCGTTACTAAATCTACGCCTACCTCTGTATTAGCCATTTACAGCCCTCACGAACTTTAATAATCTTTCGTTTATAACCTTTTGTACCTCAGCCTTAACTCTATCGCCTACCTGAGCCTCAGCCTTAAATAATATACGACCTTTAAGGCCGTTAAGCGGCGATACTTTAATTATCAAGCGCTGGAAATCATCCTGAGCATTAGGGTTACGAGATACGCTTTTAGTACGTTTTTTAGAGCTAGAGCGACCAGCTCCTGCCAATTCGTATATCGCTCCTGCAGGCTTACTATTTACTACGGCTAAAGCTGAGTACGCAGTCTTATTATAACCGTATGGCGCTTTACCTTTACGAGACCTAGTTATTTTTATTCCTGCCTTTATTTCTGCAGGTTGCCACGTCCATCGTAGAGGATCTCTGGATCTATGTACCTTATCCTCTATCCAGGATGGCGTAACGTAAGTAGGAGGCGTAGGTCTAAAAATAGGTGAGCCCTGGCTATTAGTAACGTCAGCTGGTACAAAAGATTTAGCGGTATCGCGTAAAGGTTTAGCAGCTGCATTTAACGCCTTGCTAAAATCTTTACGTAATTTAGGATCTAAGGCCTGTAACTCTTTTATTAATTTATTAAAATCATTTACTACTACAGCGCCGCGATAGGTAGGAGTACGAGCCATTATCGCCTACCTTTCATCGAACGCGGTTTATTACGCGCCTGAGCCTGCTCTTGCAGTATAAATTTTATAGCTGCATATATAGCAGGGTCGCATTTTAGTAGCTCATTAGGTGAGATACTCGTCGCTACCGACACAGCTGCGACCTCCCATATGTCGCCGCGTCGGTCTATCCATTTTTTGAGTCAATAACGAAATCTACGTCTTTATATTGATTTAAAAAATCGTCATCGAGAGCGGCTGTAGTCTCGCCTTTAGCTGTTATCAGATAATGAGCGAACCACCATAGATCGCTTTCGCGTTGCTCGTCAATTAGTCGCTTACGCCATCCAGTCTTAAAGTGACTTTCGAAAGCCACCTTAGCCGCTGGCGTAAGCTCGTAATTTACCTCTTTACCGTCTTTTTTAGTTACTTTAATTAATTGCGTAGCCATTTATGTCCCCTATTCTGGTTAATTAAGATGTAGCTTTAGTTAGAGCAGTTACTGGAAGCGTAATTGATGCAGTCATAGGAGCATCGATAGAGCCGTTAATTGGCTGCCATTGTGCTACTAATACAGACATAGAGTAGCGAGGGTTAGTCGCTGTAACAGTGCCTGAGACTGGGATTAATTGCAGTGCTAGTTTGTTACCTAGTGCATCCTCAAAAATTGAGTTAACGCTAGATGCAGCAAAATCGTTAAACACCTCTAAAGTTACGCTAGGACGCTCAATACCACCGATTAGGTTTTGTACTGAGTCGGTCATAGCCGTAATTTCTACGGCGTCAATTTCTCGCGACAGGCTGACCGCGCTAACGAAAGTGGTAATAGTTGTAGTGCCTGCGACTACAGCTACTTTATTACCCATAAAGATCGCCATTTATTTCTCCTTTTATTTAGCCGATCAATTCGACATTATACCGATACGCAAGGTAATCGATACTAGCCACCTGTACAGATCCAGCGGTAGCGGATGTTACTCGCAGGGTTTGGACAGCGCCGCTAAGTGTTGCATCTGCCTCGATCGCGGCTTTTACCGAGGTAGAACCTGTAGACGCTAGATAACCGTCTAGCTTTGTCTGTCCAGCTGACTCGCTCATACGTCCTACAATTAAAAGTATTGTACAGGTAGCGTTATCAAAACCACGATTAAAGGTGGCGTCAAAATTGAGATCTAACTGACCTACTACTGCACCTGGGACGTTAACAGAGTCTGGAATATAATCGTAAGTCTTTAAGCCTGTAATAGTTGCTAGTCGCGTTTTAAGATTAGCGCGTACTGTCGATGGAACCATTAAGCGACGACCTCTTTTTTATAAGCGCGTACCATCGCAGTAACGTCTCGACCTAGAGGACTCATACGTACAGCTCCTAGATCTCCTAGACCTAAGATGCCGCCTGGGGAGTCTTTACGCTTATATAAGTCAGCTGTGAG